GAAATCTGATGACCCTTCAGTTTATCAAGGTGAAATTATTAACGGACCTATCTTTCCTAGTGAAGCTTTCTTAATTGTAGAAGGTGCATATTTTCCTACACTATTCTTAAAGACTCATCTTTCAGAATTAGAAGGAGGTAATTGTAAAAAGTATTTAGAGTCTTCATTTAGAGGTAATTTAATATTTGGTGAAAATGATCAATTAGATTTTCATACTGTTCAAGACGCTAGACCTATTAGAAATTATCCATTAGGTAAAAGTGATCCTAAAGAAGGATGTATTGAAATATGGGTTAAGCCTCAAAAAGATGACCAGGGAGTAGTTCCTAGAGGAACATATATTGGTGGAATGGATGTTGTTGATAAGGCTAGGTCTACTACCAATTCATTACCTAGTATTTTAATAATGAATAGATATACTCGTCAAATTGTTGCTGAATATACAGGACGTACTGATGACCCTAATGATTTTTATGAAACATGTAGAAAATTATTAATGTATTACAATGCTACTGGAATGTATGAAAAAAATCTTCCAGGATTATTTACCTATTTTGAAAGACATAAGTGTACATATTTATTAGCTGATACACCATATCAATTACGTAACTCAGATACATATAAAGTAGGAACTAATACCGCTAAAGGTATTGACGCAACAGGTAAAGTAAATCAAACAGGTAGAGATTTTACTAAATCTTGATTACTTGAAAAAGCTTCAGAAAATTCTGAAAAGAGAGTATTAGAAATGATTTATTCTCCTGCTATTATTAAAGAGTTAATTATGTGGAATCCTGATGGTAACTTTGATAGGGTATCTGCATTAGGTATGGTAATGTGGCATGATGCTACAATGCAATCGCATACAATTAAAAGAGAAAAAGAAGTTAAAACATTTTTAGATAATTCTTATTTTGCTAAAATGGGTGTACATAAAAGACAAAAGACTCCTCTTGATTGGGGGAAAAGTTTTGAATAATTAGCAGTATTGCTAATAATTAAAATTTTATCTTTATCTTTGATAATTAAAAGATAATTCACATGGCATATCAATCTAGAACAGATATACAAGGTTATATTAATTTTCCAAGACAAAAATTGTCTGATAAAAAGAAAAATGATCAATGGTATAAAGACAATGTAGATTTTGCTGAAAATATATTAACTACTGATTCTGATCTTAGAAATTCTTTTAAGAATAAAAAAACTAATTATAATTTACGTGCAAATATAATTAATGTAAAGGATTTTGAAAATATTATTAATCCTGACAGAATAGATTTAAATCATTTACCAGCAACTTTTCAACACATTGGTGTAGAAAATAATAAAATTAATTTATTATTAGGTGAATACTCTAGAAGAAGAAAAGAATATAGAGCGTACCTTTCTGCAAATGATCAAGAAGGAGTAACTAGGAAAGAAAATCAGTTAATAACTGAAATGAAAGCCAATATTACTGCAATGATTAAGAAGGAAGCTATCACAGAAGAAGAGATCCAAAAACAATTAAAGGATTTTGATAAGTATGCTAGATATGATTTTCAAGACATTGCTGAGATAACTGCAAATAAAATTCTTAAAAGAGAATATAAACATCAAAACCTTGACTTCCTATTCTTAACTACTTTTGAAGATTTATTAACTGCAGGTGAAGAAATAGTATACTGTGGAGTCTTAGGAGGAGATCCTGTAATGAGACGAGTTAATCCTCAAAACTTATATACACTTGGTGGGAATTCAATGTACATTGAAGACTCTGATATAATTGTAGAATATAATTATATGAGTGTTGGTCAAATTATAGATGATTATTGGGATGAGTTATCAGATAAAGATATAGAGTTTTTAGAAACTGGAACTTTATCATCTACATCTTCTAGTGCAATAGGATTAAATAGAGATATTTCTATTAATGATTATTATGGAGAAGAGCAAGCATTTGAAATATTCCATCCTAATGAAATGGGTACTAGAACATTTGCTGGGTCATTTGATACTTATGGAAATGTACGTATTGTTAAATCATGTTGGAGATCTAGACGTAAGATAGGAGAACTTAAGTACTATGATGAAGAAGGTACTGAACAAAAAAGTTATGTTCCTGAAGACTATGTTCCAGATAAAGATTTAGGTGAAGAAGTAAAATGGATATGGGTTAATGAATGGTTAGAAGCAACTAAAATTGCTGATGATATTTATGTTAATATGAGACCAGTTCCTTTTGCAGGAAAATCTTTAACTAATAAATCTAAAGGTACGCCTCCTTATATAGGAAGTGTAAATAGTACTAACGGTTATAGAGTCCAATCTTTAATGGATATTATAAAGCCTCTTAGTTATTCATATGATATTGCTTATTATAAAAGAGAGTTAGAAATAGCTACATACAAAGGTTCATTTGCAGCGATTAACTCTGCAATGGTACCTTCAGGTTGGGAACCTGAGCAGTGGATGAGATATGTTACTGTAAATAAATTTGGTTGGTTAGATCCAACTAATGAAATTCTCAAAGGACCTTCTCAAGGTAAATCAGCAGGAGCATTTAATACTCTTACTGCAACTAATGTACAAATAGGTGACCCTAGCGCTATTCAAATGTATACTAATCTTTTAGTAGATTTAGAAAATACAATGGGTAAATTAGCAGGTGTATCTGGTGCAAGAGAAGGACAAATTCAAAGCCGTCAAGCAGTAGGAAATGTAGAACGTGAAGTTGCACAAACATCTCATATTACTGAAAAGTGGTTTGCTATAGATGGAAACTTTAGAAAGAACGCTCTTACTAAGTTTTTAGAATGCTGTAAATTTGCATATAAGAAAAATCCTAAACGTGGTCAATACTTATTAGATGATATGGGTATGGAAATGATTACTCAGTTCACAGAATTTAGTTCTGCTGAAATGGATATTTATATTGCAAATGGAAATGAGGATACTAAATTATATGATAAATTAGAAGCTAACTTTCAAGCAGCTATTCAAACTGGTCAAGCTAAGATTGCAGACATGTATGCAATTTCTTCATCTGAATCTATTCAAGAGATTGGTCGTAAGCTTCAAGACTCTGCTGCTGAACTAGCAGATGAACAAAAACAAAAAGAACAACTTGATAGAGAGTCTGCTGAAAAAATGCAAAAAGCTGCAATAGAAGCTCAAGAAAAAGAAGCTAAGCGTGAAGACTTTAATAAACAAGAAGATCGTAATGTAAAATATGCTGAAATTGAAAGTAAAGAAAAATTAGCAGTACTTAACGAAACAGGAAATAACCTTAGAGATAATAATAATCGTATTGATACTGATAAAAACGGTATTGATGATAGATTAGATTTAGAGCGTACTGAAAACGATAGAGTAAATAAAGAAAGTAGGTTAGAGTTAGGTAAAGAAGAGCTAGATGAAAGAATACGTTCTAATTTAGCAAATGAAGAAATAAGACGAAGCGCTGTTAATAAATCAATTTGAAGATAATGCTATAAGAACATTAAAGTTTTAGATAGAATTTAACAACGTTATTAATATAGTTTATAAAAATAATTTTAATATTGTAATATAATAAAGACAGCAATGATAGAAAAAGAAAATTTATTTAGTGGCTTAGAAGTCATGAGTCCAGAGGAAACGATGGCAATTGGAAACAATGAGGTTGTAGAGAAAGATGAGAAAGATGAAGAAACTACTTTGGTAACGTCCAAGGAGGAAATTGAAAACACTGACAGTATAGGAGATGATTTAACTATCAATACTCCTGTACCTGGTTCAGAAAAGAATGACACATCTGAAGATAGTACCGATAATTCTGCTCCTGCATCTGCTACTGTATATGCAGCACTAATTAAACAATTAGGCGATGACGGTGTAGTATTACTTCCTGAAGATGAAGCAGAATTAACATCATTACTTGAAAATGCTGATGTCAATACTTTAAAAAGTATAATGACTAAGACGGTAGAAGGTAGTGTTGAAAGTAAACAAGAAGCTTGGAAGAAGGGATTAAATCCTTCTCAAAAAAGATTTTTGGAAATTGAAGGTTCATTTGAAGATACTGACATAGCTATTCAAATGGCTCAACGTTTAGAATACTTTGATAACTTATCTGTAGATAACATTAAAAATGATGCTACATTACAAGCTAATCTTTATTATGAAGCTTTAAAATCAAAAAACTTCTCGCATGAAGATGCAATAGAAGCAATTGATGAAGCTAGATCTTTAGGTAAATTAGAAGAAAAGTCAATTAAAGCGTTAGGTCCTTTAAAAGCAAGTACTCAAAACATTGTAGACTCTAATAAAGAGATGTTGCAAAAAGAAAGAGTTAAGATGCAAGAAGATAATGAAGCTGCTTACACTAATTTAATGACAAACATTGATAATACTGAATCATTAGTTGAAGGATTAAAGTTAAATAAAGTAGCTAGAGAAAAATTAAAAAGTAATATTGTTGACCCAGTATTTACAACTAAAGAAGGAGAAAAGCTTACAAGTCTAATGTATAAGCAAAGAAAGAATCCTGAAAGGTTTGATATGATAGTTAACTATTACGATACATTGGGATTGTTTGATATTGATAAAGATGGTAATTTTAAACCTAACTTATCTAAATTAAAAACTATTGCTAAAACAGCTGCTGTCTCTGAACTAGATAATGTTTTAAACAGTCAGAATACAACTTTACCTGGACAAGGTAATTCTACAAATACAACAAAAGAGTCCGCAGGAGTCTTAGATTTTTTAGAAAGAGCTACAGGACAAACAAATAGAAAAAAATAATACATTCGTTAAACAATAAATAAACAAATAATAATGGCACAATTACTTCCATTGCAAAAGTACGAAGCACTTGATTATAACGGTCTAGTTACCGATAATCATTTTCACGCTTTGTATATGCAAAAACCACAATTAATTAGTAATGTTATCAAAGAGATTTACAAAACTAATTTACAAGGTAAACTACGTGAATTTGTAGACCGTTTCCCTGTTAAAGAAGTGGAACAAGAAAATGGGTTCTATAACTGGATGTTACAAGGACAACATGATAAGAATATTGCATTAGTAGATGCTGAAACAATTGATGGAAACACTGTATCTGCAGGAACGTTCCCAGCAGTTATTGGCGCAGCTGGACAACGTTTTTATCTTATTTTTGAAGAACCATTGTTTGAAGAAACAAACGTTCTTAAAGGTGAAACAGATGATTATCACTACCTAGTTAAAAAATCATTAGATGCAGGTTCACTTTATAAGTATGAAGTAGAGTTGTGGGGTGGTGGAGTAGATGCAGTAGTTCCTATTGCTGAACTATCTATCGGATCACGATTTACTAAATTCTATGATGTAGTTCCTTCTACATTATCTTACCAAGGTGCTAAGCCTTACTTTACTTCTCCTTGGAGAATGGAAAACCGTCCAACTACAATGCGTATGCAATACGAAGTAGCTGGTAACACAATCGGTAAAGGTAAAAATGAGCCTCTTGAATTCGGATTTAATTACAAAGGTCAAACTGAAAAAGTTTGGATCAACTATCAAGATTTAGTTGCTCATCACCAATGTGA